AGAAATGTTACCGATGTTTCTGTCTGCGCTAAACGATTTTCCAGAGACATGACACGATTGCTCACGTCTCTGGTAGTTGCTTTTAAATCTGTTATCCCCTCTTTCACAAACGCTATGTTTGCGTTCATTTTGCCAAGCTCTTCGGCTTGGTCTTTATTGCCCTTGTGTATTGATGCGTTTACGCTCCATACAGTAGCAACTAGCCCTAAAAGCGAAATAAGGAGACTGATGTATACAGGATTGATGCCATCATTCATAACAGTACCTCCTGTATTTCTATAGACCGTAATAAATTCTATCAACAGCCCTTTGGACCGCTTCAGGATCATATCCAGCTTGCTCTAGTAATTGTGAACGAACAGGCTCATTGCCATAGTCCCCACGATATACAGCCGCTGCAATGTCTGCTAACTCTTCTCTTGGTTCGGAGTAGCCGCCTAAAATTTCATTTACGCGATCTTGTACGGCTTGCGCATCATAGCCAGCTGCCGTCAATGCTTGTGTACGGTATGGATCATTGCCAAATTCACCAGCAATTACACGATTAGCAATTTCGTCAAGGCTGTTTGGCTGTGGCACTGGTGTTGGTTCTACTGGCGCAATAGGTGTAGGCTGTACGCTTGTATCTGCACCAAATCCAAAGCATGCAAGAATACCACTTGCGATAGCATCAATGTTGTTGTTGAAGATATATAAGTCTTCAGGTGAAGAAATAAATCCATTCTCAACTAAGCGATAACCGTAACCGCGCGCATTTGCTCTGTATGGATTGGCTAAATCGTTACGTTGAACAAGTGTTCTTGCACGCCCTGGTAAAATCCCACCGATAAAATCAGCAAGAGCCACATCATATTCATCTGCATCTAATCCTTCCATGATGATTACATGTCCACCACGTGCTGATGGTGATGCGCTGTCCATGTGTAATTCGATAATCTGTGTGTCTAATGGTTCATCAAGATAAGAGATACCATTATCTTCGTAGTAGTTTCGGCTAATGTCACCCAAGATGACATTATCACCTCCTAGATCCTTGATACGTTGTCCCAAAACACGTACCCTTTCAGCTTCTGTGTAGCCGTTAGCACATGCGCCTGGATCTCCAGCACCATGCCCACAAATAACTAATAACTTCATTTACTTTTTTCCTCTTTTCTATCTAAAAAGGCGGCCGCATTGGTCGCCTTAATAGCCTTAATAATTTTTATTTTTTCTTCCATCCCAGCGCTAATTCAGATGGCTCTCTTGCATTATTATTCCAAGTACATTCCCACAATATACCTTTATGGATAACAATATCGCCTGTATTGTACTCTTTCCCTTTTGCCCAGTTTGGATATTGAGGTTTTGGGTTCTCGCTCCCGTCATTCTTAGCGATAACATAAAGTCCTAATGCTTTATCAGGTGTTTTCCCTTCTTCCGCTATGTGTTCGCTTAACGAAACATATACAACGTTATTGTATGCAATGCGCATATCTTTTTGACATTTTAATCCGATGGTCCACTTATCAAGATATGTAATATATTTATAAACTGTTGCGATATCAACAATTTGCAAATACTTTTTGATTAAAACTTTTGTTTCGTTATATGCTCTTGCATCGATATCTTTCTGCGGAACATCCGTCAAGATAAACGAAATCATGTATCCATCTTTATTCTTTGAAAACGTCATCGGCTCTGTGTACATCTTCCGCATGATGTCTTCATCGTCAAATGATACATCATGAATCACGCCACTATCAAATGAGTCCATTAAGGGCTTTAAGTTTTCAAAAACTTTTCTCTGAAATGTGACAACACTTTTATTGCTGTCTTGTATTTCTGTAAACTTTTTACCGTCAATAATCATCTTGTCACCTCCTTATTTGCATTTATAAAACAGAACATCAACACTTGCACCAATAGGAGTATTTGCCCAACCACTAGAATTGTAAACTGTGCAATATGCCATTCCGTTTATAAAGTTATACAGAGAAACACTACATCTATAGTCTGTGTAGGCTTGTATAACGCCTATTGTCTTATACCCATCCGGCGCTGTGATCGTGATACGTACATCTTCTCTATCATTCATTGATGCGTTAAATGTTTTTCGTGTGCCACCAGCACCAAAACGCTTGACAAGGAATGTATCATCACCGCCAATTACCAAGCCGCCTTTTGCGTACGTTTTCCCAAGTGTTGAAGTATCGCCCTCATTGTATATGCCGCATGGATTGTTTCCATTACGACGTACCCATAGCATGTGTACGCTTGTAGTAAGTTTTCCAATAATCATCGCCCACAAATTGCCAGTCAATACATACGACTTCTCTGTGGATTGGCCATAACTATCTGTAATCGTTAAAGTTAAGTTGTAATTCTTATCATACGAATAACCATTAATTCGTTGATGTAACGCAAATTCATTACCAGATATTTGCCCATTTGCATTTGCACTATGCCCATCATCGTCCTTTACAGTGAACGAAAGAACATTATTTTCTCCATTGTAAAATGTACCCTTAGCATTTGCATAACCGTTATTCACTGTTGGGTTATCACGTTCAGCCGTAAATTCTGTAATTGTCGGATAGAAGTAAGGAACATATGTTCCGTGCCATTCATGTATCGTTTTAAACCCACGGCTGTCTTCAACTATAAATTGTATATTCCCATCAATCATGCCACCCAATTCAACGCTATATACACCATTGGAAAGCGTAAAAGGGAATTGCTGTTTATTGTGTAATGCGTACACGTTTTTAACCGTTGCATATCCTCTTACATTTGCTTGCATGGACAGCTTCTTTTTTGACAAGTACCTAAACACTCTATCTTCAGGAACCTTTGTGTTCCCAATTTCCTTTACAACTGCAGAGCTAATGACAGGCCCGTACTTCTCTTCAGGCAAGTCAATAAAAAAGCCAATCTTTGATGTACCTATCATTATTGCATTGCTGGTGCCATCGGCATATGTACCGATTCCAAGATATCCATATACAGATTTTGTATCAGTAGCATACTTAATCATTTCTTCCGTTGGTTTGAATGTATACACTGTATCAATATCATTTGTGTTTAACCACTTCGGGCCACTATCCCCAACTACCCAAACAAGTGAATGTCTATATTTATCAACCTTTTTGTCAAGAATGAGCGTGAGTGTATCGCTACCATCTAATTTGACATGGTTCTTATTGTCTTTCCATGAAGCACTACTTGCTCTTGGTATGTTAGGCAATACGATTGTTTCTTCTAAAATGGCATTGGCATCTGAATAGTAAAAACTCAAATTTGAATTGATGGTGGTTGAATAATCACCGTTATTGTCATGCCCAGCCCAGAAGCCACCACTTAATAGCGTTCCGCTACCGCTTAGAGTTCCACCACCGCTTACAGTTTCACACCCTGTGCCAGTAAAAGTCCATGAGCCTGAATAGATATAACCAGTGTTCATCGTATATGTGGTTTGAACATCTACCCAGTCACGATTTAACTCGACGCTGTGATACTGTGCATTTGCTCTGGCCCACAATTTATAGGTAACATTTGCTTGCCCGACTTGTTGCGTTATTTTTTTTATGACTTGCCAATCATTGCTAAGCATTACCATATGTCTTAATATCTCCAATCCAGTTGATCACAGTCGCTTTTATTTCTGCAGTTTTAATTGAACCACCGACAAACTCTGTGATTTCAGCTTCAGTTGTTTTTGCTTCGAAGCGGTGTGCTCCAGCACAAAGGTATTCAATGACACGAAGATATGCAAGCATACTATCCACTTTGTCAAATTTAGCCAACAATGTGCCATCAGACTTTTTGACATTTACACCATTTGTATCAACTGTTGTAACAGTATCCTCTTTATCGCTACCGATATGAAGGCCATGTTCATCCAATTTTTCCGAAATTGCATTAACTGTTTTATCATATTCAGAACGTTGAATCGTTCTGCTAAATGCATCAGCAGTTTGTTGCTGCAATGTCTGAAGTTCTGTTTTTAACGCATCAGCATTTGTTTTGTTTTCTGAAGTTCTATTCACTAAAAGTGTGATGCTTCCATTCAACTGTTCTATTGCTGACTTGTTTGTCGAAGATATTTCGTAAACCTTATCCAATGCATCATCATAGGAAGGTGTTGTATATCCTACGTGCAGATCTGTATATGTTATTTTGTATCTGGTCCAAACAAATTTACCTGTTGTAACTTGTGGCTTTGTATCTGACCATTCACCGCCATTTAATTCTGTTTTGGATGTTGAAAGATAATATTCACGAATTGGGTCGTCTTTAATTCCAATGCCTACAGAACCGGTATTTCCGTTTTTTGTAACCGCATATTCATCGGATGATGTTCCATCCGAATACGATGTCGTCTTTTTAATCCACAGATACATTCCATCATTTAATAGCGGTGGATTTTCCGACCATTCACCACTTGGAACATTCGTTCCTGATGTACTACCTTGATAAGTCATCTTTGGCGTTCCAACAATACCGCGTCCAGCTTCTCCTGGTTGACCAGTTAAATCAACTGGCGTATGTTTGATTTCAGTTCCGTTTTTTAAAACATCCGCCGCCATCATCCACATATGCTGTCCAGAAATGCTGGAAGGTCTTATTGTTGACCAATCGGTACTGTCTTTGGATGGCTCTCCTGCAACGATTGTTTGCATATAATAAACCTTATTGCCAGATAACTGCGAACCATCAATCGAATCAACGTTCTTTTGAATCGTTTCGATTGCAGAACCATTTGATTTAACCTTCAGCTTTGTTTCTTTCAGTTCATCATTAGTTGATTCGACCATTTTAACAACAGTAGTTTTTGCATCTTCGGTAATTTCAGCCGCATATTTTCTGGTGTTATCAATATTTGACTGTGTAATTTCAGCGTTTGCTTTTACGTTTTTCTCAACAGTTTCAACAACATATTGATTAATGCTTGTCTGCATGTTAGTTAAAGTCTGCTTCTTACTGCCAAATTCCAATGTAGTTTTATGCGGTTCAACAACATCAATCGTGCGAGAAATAACTCTTAATTTTTCGTCGATATCCAGCAATTCATTTTTTACAGGATAAATGTTTCCAACTATCAATTCATCAGAATCAACATCAATAAGTGATAGATCAAATGCATCTATTTCATAGCTAACTGTGATGCGGTTGTTTTCTTTCAACCATGCAGCGCCTTTTGATTTCAAAATCTCTAAAGAATTTACGTCATCCCAGAATTGAGTTGTTTCAACAATACCATAACGTGATAGATATTCTGCATCTTCTACATATGGCTTTCCAGCATTTACAGAAGATATTGATAAACGTTCTTCTGTTTCCTTCTCGTTTCCTGATTCATCCTTTACTTTGATTTTTGCTCCATATGGGTATAAACGAGTGATAAGAGAACTAGAATCAATCTTCTGTGTAATTGACTGCATGTTTTTCGCTAAAACAATTGATGTACTCTTTTCTTCACCAGTCTGTTTTAAATAATCAAGATAAAGAGTTCCGTTAACGTTTCTAAATTGGAATTCACCACCAGATTTCTTCACCAGTTTTTCAACCAACGTTTTCCACGAAGAATCATATTGAATTCCAACATAGTTATTGTCGTTTGCATCTACTGCCTGCACATTTCCAAGATTGATTACTTTTGAGGTATCTACCCTTGCATTATGCACTTTCAAAATTTGTTGCAGCAATCCTTTAGTTGTCCAATTCTTTGGAGCGCAATATTCTTGAACGGTATCATTCAGGTATGCAAGCTTACCTTCACAAGTCACTCTTTTTAGAATTAATCCACTTGAATCCATTGAAGGCTCAACGACGAGAACACGACCATCAAAAGCAATGTGCTGATGTTTCTCATCGTACACTTCGACTTTTGTGTAGAATGGTGTTAGCAGTTGATATCCAACATTATTTGGATAAATCGAAAAGGAAAAGGAAGGAATCGCGTTGATTTCTTCCTTTATTTTCCCATTGGTAATTTTCTCGATATTTCCATGAATAATCGTTTCATTTATACCATTAATCAATTTAACAATATACATTAGAACACCTCTTTATAGAAACGTATCTTCCCATTTCCTGTAAGCGTATATGTCACTTGATTGTTTCCTTTTTCAAGCGTAAATAATTGATGTTTCCCATTTCCCGAAATAACAAACTTCTTTCCGCCACTTTGAATTGTCAATGCACCGTTAATCTCAACAGTTGGAATAACTCTGTGATCGCTATCATTTTGAACAGTTAGCGAAACGTTTGTCCCTGCTGCAAGTTCAATTACTGTTTCAGCATTTGCATACATGTATGGATGGCAAATGAATTTAATCGTCAATTCGCCTTGTCCATCATCCTCTTCCCAGTCTGATTCATGGTAAGAACCAACAAAATGTAAGTGTGGATAGTCGTCATCATGAATATCTTCTTCATGTACTTCACAAAGCCATGCAGACACATCATGTTTCTTTGCGTTCATTTCTTCCGCATCATTGCCAGTGATGTCAAATGTATATGAAATGGTTCTATCCTCATATGTAAGCTCACCATTCAATTTTGAAAAATCATGCGAGCCATTCATATAAGGCACTGTTTCGCGAATGCGTTTAACGCTTGGCATCTCAACAACTTTTTTACTAACAAACAAACCGAAATCCCTGTAAGAGTGCTTGCCATTGATACTGATTCCGTTTTGCAAGTTACCAGCTAAATTTATCATAATGCAAGCCCTCTTTCCATTAGATTAACACGACTAGCAGACACTCTATCATCTGCTGTAGCAGTTGCTTCAGCAATCTTATTGTCATCCACGTATAGATTAATTGGTCTATCCATTACTGACATGAGTCTGCTAAATAAATCAAAGATATTTCCAAATGCTAAACTACTTAAGGCGCTTTGTACTTGTTCATAAACAAAGTTCTTGCCAACTACCATTTCAGCACCAGCTTCACCTACACCAATGATAGATGGTTGGTTAAATACATAAGGTTGATCCATAGCTTTCGCGTACCATTCAACACCAATTTTAGGCAAACCGCCTTTTAACCAATCTAACGGATTGATACTTCCGCTAATAGAAAAGTGTGGCAACGGAATATGTGGCCATTCAAAGCTGAAATTGAACAAACCTTTCACGAAATCAACGCCACTCTGAAAGCCGCTTTTGATTCCATCCCAAAGTGATAGCGCTCCACTGCTAATTCCATTCCACACAGCAAGAACTGTGCTTCCAATGCCGCCAAATACACCACCAATAAAATCTCCAACAGATTTAACACCATTTGAAATAATGTCGATTCCCATCATTACAACATTTCTGAATCCTTCGCAGTTATTCCAAAGAACAATGATGATTGCTATTAGTGCTACTATTCCAGCAATGACAAGTGCTGCAGGATTGGCCATCATTACAAAGTTAACCGCCATAATCCCCTTTTGTAACGTAGAAAGTACGCCAATCATAGTTCCGATAATGACTACGATTTCTCCAATTGTGACAATTGCATTCTGTGCTTCAGGACTAAGACTATTCCATGTATCATTAATGGTTGAAATCATATCCGAGAAATTGGATATTGCAGGTGTTAACGTTGTTAAAATCGATTCACCCAAATCACTCAACGTCTGCTGTGCCTTTTGCTGCGCAACAACCATATCATCACCGGAATCTTTCATCTCATCATACATTCCAGAAACCGTCGATAACGCTCCTGTCTGATTTTCTAAAGATTTGCTCATAATGTCGATGGAAGAAACTCCTGATGATTGTAGCATTGCGATAAAGTTCTGTGCTTTCGCACCGAATATTTCCTGCGCATCTGCCGCAGACATTTGGCCAGAAGATAGTTTCGCAAGAACTTCATTAAATGCTTCAACGCTTGCAGTGCCGTCTTCGGACATATTCTTTGTTGCCTTCATCAGTCCAGCAACCGCCTGCGATGCATCAACTCCAGAAGCGGAGAAGTAGCCCATCAAGCTTGTTACTTGTTCAAGTGATAAGCCCATGGTGTCATGCAAAGCTACGCCGGCAGATGATGCCATTGATGACAATTCACTAAATGATAGTCCATACATCTGTGATGCCTGCATCATGATATCAAGTGACTTATCATACTCTGTTCCAAAAGCCATGCTCATTGAAATCATTGAGTCAGTAATGCTTGTCGCAGATTCACCAGAAATCTTGGACAATTGCGCAACGTGTGTCATTAACGGTTCGATTTCCTCATCCGTTAAATCGCACTTCGTCGCAACAGTAGCCATTGCATTTCCCAAATCATTCATGTCAGCAACAGGAATTGTTTTAACAATATTCTTCAATGCTGTTTCAAGTCCTGCCATCTCCGCAGTTGTTCTTCCTGTACCAAACTGAATTGTATCTAATGCATTATCTGTTTTATCTCTAGCTTCAAGTGTGCTTTTCCCAAAGTCAACAAGTTTATCCGCTGCATTTTTGGCCGCATCACCAATCTGATCAAGAGCATCTTTTGTTGCTAAATACTTTGTGTTTGCTTCCGTCTGTTCTTCAGCAGATTGTTTTGTTTTATTTGCTAAGTCTTCCGTAGCACTTGCATTACTATTCAAAGCCTGTTCAGCATTTTCAAGTTTCCCTTTAGCGGCTGTCAATTCTTGATTAATGTTTTCTTGTTCTGTTTGAGCATATGCTAAATTCTTGGTCCACTTCTGTACCTCATCAGAGTTTTCACCAAAAACACGCTTAGCTTCATCCAAAGCCTTCTGTGTATTCTCAACTTTTTCTGTTGATGCATCATATTTAGATGTAAGAAGCGATACTCGTTGTTGTAAGAGGTTTATGTCTTCTGAATTTCCCTTCAGTTGTGTAGAGTTCAATTTCAATTGAGCATTATAAACTTTGATGTTATCATTCATTGTTTTAATACCCGATGTAAAATCACCTATATCCGCACTGAATTTGATTTCAGCAGAATTCTTTTTTGCCATTTACTTCACCTCTCTTTCTTTTTATTTTTTCTGCATCTTTTCGTACTCGATCCATTTCTCCCACGATTTGTATGCAGTATAGTTATCTGAAATTTTCATTAAGGACTTATAAGGAAAATGCCAAAACACCTCTTCAGGAACACCTAAAATAAGCACATAAAAAGTGTAGTAATCTTCTACACTCTCAAACTCTATTTTTGGCATTGAAAAATGTCTTGGCATTTTTTGAGTCTTTGCTTTGAACGCTTCTTCAAATTTTACTTTTTTTTACCAGCTAAAAGTTCTCCGACAACAGTCATCATTTCGCTGTATCCTGGTAATTTCTCAATGAATTCAGACTTATTCATGCATGAATCGATATTGTCGATATTACCGCATAAATATGAGCCATATAGAACGTCTACAGCAGCATGCGTCTTATCTTTTGTGGCTCCATTCATGCCTTGTGATGTTTGCTCGTAAACTTCAGGTCTAACTTGTTCCAATTTAAAAAGAGAAGCCATGTTCAAAGCACAGTTTACTTTTTTCCCATCACTTAATGTTAATGTTGTATTAACTTGCTTGATCATCTTATTCTCCGTCTTCTACTTTTTCAATTAAGTTGTATCCAAGTCTAGATTGAACATCTAGAATTTCATTCGCGCGTTCTTCCGTTAGAAACAAACGCTTACCTGTCGCATGCTCCTCGTTTGTATGTTTGTCGTAAAATGTCGCAACAACTTCATATTCAGTAGTTTGTTCTTTTTCTGTTACGTCATTTTCAGCTTTTGTGTTTTTCTTAGCCATACTACGCCGCAACCTTTACTAATTCAGTTGAGAACTCTGTCATCCACTTTGTTTTAACAGTTTCATCTGTGATTTCTTGTACAATTGCTTCATACATAGTGTTTCCGATTTCATCCACCGATGCGCTAAACTTCATTTCAACTTCAACAACCTCTGTTGCTCCATTTTCAATTGACTTCTTCGCACCTTCACTAGCAACACAACAAGGGAATGCAAGAAGCTTAACAGTTCCATCTTCGTCGCGAACTTCATTTACCATCGTAAATTCTGGATGTACAGACTTATCTCTATTAAGAGAATTAATGCCTTCTTTTAATCCATCAGAATTTAAGCCGAACAATGTTTTATACAATCCCCACTTCATATGTAGTTTTAATGTGCCTTCGATAGTTCCACCATGCTTTGTGCGATTCTTAACTACTACTCCACGACATTTCTTAGTGATATTTCTTACAGTTTCCTGAATCTCTAAACTACCTACGCAGTTGTTTTCAATAAAAGCAGTTGCTCCTTTTGGCTTGAATGATGTTTTTGTTACTTCAAAATCTGAATACACATTTTCATATTTGCTCATTTATCTATTCCTCTACTTTCTTAGATAGACGCTCAACTAAAGCGTCTATAATTTGATTTTGACTATCTTCTGCACCTTTCTGCATGAAGTGCTGATTACCTTGATGATTTCGCGTGTTGCTTCCATCATCTGGATAATACAGATAGTTATATACTTTGCGTGTTCTGACCGTAATAGATAAGTTCCCTTTTTTAGGTTGGTCAAAAACACCTTTAATGCCGGCAGATGATGCACTTTTAATTTTCTTCTTCCAATGTCTTCCAGATACCGGAAAACGAGAAGCTATATTGCTTTCGATGATTTCCGGGGCATCATTCCAAAGATATTCATTGATGGTTTTTTCTGCGCCATCTCCAAATCCTTTAATTGCATTTGTCAGTCTTTCCGCAGCTTTAAAATCACTTTTTATATACGGCATAATTTTTATTAGCCTTTGCAAATTTTAACGTAATGCTTTCTGCGACTGCTTTTGTGTTTCCAATACGAGCATAATCAAACTGATGATCACCAGAAACAATTCTGAATCCTGGTATTTCTGTAACTTTACTAATAACTTCTTGAATCAGTTCATTTGGAACATAGTTTTCTCGAACAATCATCACAAAATAAATATCTGAATAATCTCTTCCAGATGTTCCATTAATTTGTAGCGTATCTCTTCCGAAAATTGTATAATCCCAAACTTCTGTTTCAATCAAATCTTCTGTGCCATATGCTAAATTTTTTTCAACACTAGCTAATGCATCATGCAATTCTTGAAGTGAATCTCTACTCATCTTTAGTCACACTTTCTAAATATAAAAATAAGTTCTCACAGAACTTATCGTGGTCAATATAGGAAATTGTGAACAAATCTTTTCCAATAACCGCATATTGTTTTGACTTTACTAATGTATTAAATGGAATTTTGATTTTCATCGATAACGAATGTCCCAATGCAGAAATCATTAGATAGTCACGTTCACGTTTTGAAAGTTCTTCAAAGAAAAATCGGTGAACATTTGCAAGGTCACCAATTGATTTGACATTGATTTGTCCACCGTATTTTGTTTTTGTTTTCTTATCCGTTCCAATTGAGACGATGCCAGAATTACAGGTATTTATATCACTTTTGAATTTCATTAGGAATCACCTTCAGGAACGAATTTTTCTAACTGAACTTTCTTTCTGCACTCTAAAATGTCGCTTATGTAGTTTGTGCGGAACTGTTCAGGAACATTATTCCATTTATAAACAATGTAATTAATCAGAAGTTCTCTTGAACGAATATCATTCTCGAAATCAACCTCATCACTGCCTAGCATATCGCAGATTGTTGCAATGCCATTTTTAATAATTTCTTCTAACTTGCTATTTGTTTCTGATTCTTCCCACGTGATATTGCAAGCCAGCTTTGCGGCTGGCTTGACAGTATCAACATTTCTTTTTAGATATTCTCTATCCATTTAGCAATTAGGCAGCAGGCAGCTGTTTAACTGTTAAATATAATGGTGCTAAACCAGAAATATCAAGTAGCAATGCACATGTATTGTCTTCTGCAATACCTGTACCAAGTAGACGGATCTTGTATGTGCGGAAATCTTCTAAGAACTTGTATTCATCAGAAGATAAGATTTCTCCATCCTTATTTCCTGTTGCAAGTTCGAAAATATAAGACTTTTCAACGAAGAGAACTGCCTTTCCTTCTGCTACTGCCGCAGATTGGAATACTTCTGTAGCGAATGGGAATACATCGCTAACATATGCACCGGATGCGGTTAATACAGTTGTTGAAGGCAGAACCTTTTGGAAGTAATCTGTTGGGTTAACAACTAAAATCACCTTTGTGATTACACGTGATTCGCCAGCTTCAGTCTTTGACATCTTAGCAATTAATTCGCCATATGTCTTTGGATCGAATGACTTAACAACAACAGGTGTTTTTTCAGGATATCCAGTAGTTGTGCTGAAACTTACACCCTCATGGATATCACGAATTAAACCAACTGGTTGCTTTACGCCAGTACCATTAATTACACCATCTTCAATTCCAAGTGCTAAAGCTTCTTCTAAGCACTGACGAACATATGCATCTAACCATGTTGGTCCAAGTTCGATGTAATCCTGAGATAAGAGTAAGAACGCTGTTAATTTGGCAGCAACTAGATCAGCTACTGCTAAATCGCCCTTGATTTCTGTCTTAATTTCATCTGTGATTTCTCCCCAAACAGCCTTAGCTAACTTTCCTTTTCTCTTTAAAATCTTAGTGATTGCTCCGACAACTGTTGGATTGATTGCATTGATAAATGGGTGGTCCTTCTTAACAGATTCGAGAACGCGTTCTACAACGGTAACAGGTAATGCTGGGCCTGCATTAGTTGCATTTAATACCTTCTTATCACGCACACTCTCAATTAATGCATTGTAGAACTTTGTTTCTTCTGAAGTTAATGCATGGATTCCACGTCTATCTAAAATTGATTGATCGTGTGTTTCTTGATACTGTTCAAAATCTGCACGAATGTTATTCTGGATTTCTTCCATCCACCCCTTCAGCGCATCCTGTACCTGTGTCTCGTCACCATCTTTCATTGATGCGAGAAGTGCCTTTACTTTTTCGTTGTATGTTGCTGTAGTTTTAATCATCTAAAAATCCTCTCTTTCTTTTTTATTTGATGATTGCATTTAAAAAAGTGCCTAACATCGTTTTTTGTTCCGGCACTTCATTTGTTGCTTGAATGTGTAGTCCATCTTCATCAAGATGTGCTTCAATTTGTTCTTGGTTTTCATTTTTGTTTAACGGTTGTTTTTGAACCAATGAATTAAAAATCAATTTTCTTGCAGAATTCATTACATTTTCTGATTCCGGAACATTTCCAATTTCTGAAGCGAATCCTTTTTCGAGTGCTTCTTCTGGAGTAATCCACGTTTCATCATCCATCATTTTCTTAACTTCATCTATTGTGATGTTGACATGTTCCATATATGTCTTGATAATCTGCTCATTTATTTTTTCTAAATCATCCGCTTCTTTTCGCAATTGTTCAGCATTACCAACTGTATAGGTAAGTGCATTATGAATCATTAACAAACTTGAGTTATTAATAATTCTTTCAGCGCCAGCCATGAAAATCATCGATGCAGCAGAACATGCAAATCCATCAATCATAGTTGTTACATGCTTTCCACATGTTTTCAAAGTGTTATAGATTGCGAGACCTTCCGCAACTTCACCACCATATGAATTAATGCGAATGTTAATGTTAGAAATATTTTCAGGTAATGCCTTGATTGCCTGAACCATTCCAACCGCTGATGTATCACCATCTGTCCATGGCCATGATGTGATATCACCATAAATACAAATTTCTGCTGTTTGGCCAGTTGTTGCTAAATCATAATATTTTTTCATTCATTTGCACCTTTCGAAATGTCATCTGCGTTTGCATAGTTTTTGGTCATGTAATACTCATTAGCCCAATCTTCATTTATCTTGGCATCGCCAAGCTTTTCTCTAACATCATTTGGACTATATGCTCCAGAACCAACAAGCCCACTAATATTTGCAGATAGTTTCAATATATCTTGTACCTTGATAGTACTTGTATCAATCTCAATTCGATCTCCTTTGATATATTCATCATAAGAAATCGTCTTTCTATTTAACTCTTGTTCTATTACTTTCGCATGTGGCGCAATAACCAGAGTTATCATTTCATCAAATACTTGATCAGAGTTCGTGATATTGCCATAGAAAATTGATTGTGGAATCTTGAATATCTGTGCAACGGTATCAAAAATATCTTTTCTTAGATTACGAATATCATCAGAATTTTGTGACGAACCCTTTGCAAAATCTGTAATTGATGTCCCTTTATATTTCGGCATTACAGCATTAGGTGATGTCATAAATGACTTCATACTTTCCTTTAGTTGTTCTTTAAATTTCTTCTCATCATCGTCGCTTCCAGTCTTTACAGCCTCGAATTCAAGAAGAAGCTTCATGCCATTCTTATTCTTATATGTTTCTAAAGCAAATTTCATCAACTCGCCATATTCAGAATACATAATTTCAACATATCTCTTTAATTCGATATTTTCGAAATTAAAGTGAAAAATATCACCTTCTAAATAATTCTTGTTTAGCGTTAAACTATCAACCACAATTCCATTGTACTTGTTTTCTTTCATTGGATATTTTTTTATCACATAACTATCTGCTACTTGATAATTCATAAATCCATTTCTTTCATATGGAATTACAATTGCTCCATTTTCGCACTCGTAAGAATTTCTTATAACCTTTTGCCAGAATTCCGCAGCAGTCATATTTGCATTTGGCGATAAATTCATTGCATAGGTAAATTCATTTGGTGTTTCTTTTCCTTTAACATATCGTTTTATCTTACATCTGCTTAATAAATCCGCAATTGTTGACATCGCAATATGTAGCGCAAGTTCTTTCATTCCAAGACCGTCGCGCAATTCATCTGATTTTATTGCTAACTCTAAAATAGAATAACCGTTATTTTTTCGACCTAAAAAATCAAACAGTCCCATTTCTCCATCTCCTTTCTAAAACGTCCAAACTTCAGGAATAACAGTTGACTGTCTGCTATCCACTAATTTATCAGCGCATGTCATTGAATGAACATACGCCATAAAGAGGTCGTTCTTACGACTTCGACGTTCTATTTTGTCATACTTGTAGTTTCCATTTGCAGCTGGTATCAACTTCGTATTATTGATTGACCATCTAAAGCATGGATCATCACCAGCACATAACTGGTGATTTACAAATATTGAATTGATTGGTTGAATTGCCAGCATAATGTCACTTGGTCTAACCAACTTCACCAACTCTTTATCGCTTGCATCAAATCCGGCATGTTCAAACGCTTCTCTTAATGTACTCCATCTGTAACTATCCACCGCCAGCATTACAATATTGAATTTAAACGAAAGCGCCCAATCAACAATTAATTCTGGATAGATTTCGACATCATCAATCACAGTCAAGCAATCATTCATTTCAAATGTTTTTATAGCATCTTGATTAATGTGGTCCCAATCTCCTGACTTTCTACATAGCCAAGCATGTTTCACTGTGTAATATTTATTTTTTTCAAAGTCTCTAAATGTAAAACACGCGCCTGCCATATCAGTGGTCTTTGTAAAGTCAACGCCCAAAATACAAGGCATCTTCCGAAGTTCTTCCAGTGGTGGAAGCTCTTGATTTGTAGCTTGAATATTTTCCCAGGATGTAACTGGGTCTTCCTTCTTTTCAACAGGTAAATTCATTCGCAATGACATAAACGATGAATTTGTAACAGGGTCTTTTTTATACTCCGCATACTCCTTTTCAATTTCATCCTTTAAACTTTTAAAGAAATCAATTGATGGATTGGCCATAATCCAATTCTTTGGATCGTGTACTTCTTCTTTATCATTTAATGAATAAATAAAAAATAACGTTCCGTTATCGTAAACATTGTTGAATAATATTTCTTCTGCATCATTCAGATACTTATCAAGAGGTCCGCCACGCTTATCTCCATTTGTCGAAGTCATTAAACTTCTTGGATCAGATCTTGCATTTCCATTCATATCAAACTTCTGCTTACCTAATCCTGTTCTGAATACCCTGATATTTCCCCAATCATCAAATTCTTCAACTTCATCAAGATATACCATTCCAGAACGTAGACCTTGCTTTGACTTTGGACTATTTGTTCTATAGCGTAGAACAGATTTTGTTGTTTTATTTACAATTCGCTCTTTTGTCCACGTCCATTTATCTTGGTAAATTTCAGGATGTGAATCCATCATTTCAAAAATATCATTGAATGATGTTTTAGCTTGGTCTTCTGCGGTAGCACACGTATCGATGTCATATCTTACGATTCCATTTACCGGTGTCATCAGGCAAAAGAATTCAAAGGATGCATATCCGTTCTTTCCATTACCACGCCCAAGATATAAATATAAATCTGGCCATCGAAGGCTTTCGTCCGAAATTCTTCTGACACAGTTGTGCAAAACAAAAGCACATTTTTCCCATGGCATTAATTTAAATGGAAATAGAATCTCAAATGACATATAATTTTCAACTTCATCGAGTCGTATATATATGTCTCCCTTTGCAAACTCCTTTTCCACTAATGATATCAACGCTTTAATGTGCTTATTTGTTCTTATCTTTTTTTGCTTGATAGCTTTGAAATAATCCCAGATTTCAGGACATTGTTTAACATCTTTACATAAGTGCGATTGCTTTGTCTTTTGCGGTTGGCTTTTTCTTGGCATCTTTCTTACGTAACAGCTGCGCTCTTGCAAGCACTGTCAATCCTAATTGTTTCTCATATTCCAAAGCATCGGAAATCAATACATGTCTTTCCTTCACCAAAGCATTTCGAATGGCGTTATTCGTAGTTTTATTAATTTTCTTTGTCAGCTTGTCTCTTTCTGCAATCAAATTAACATATAGTTGTAAATGGATATCGTCGCTCGGCCACCAAAGGCCATTTTCAATCAATACATTCTTGAAAAAAGCATACATCTTTTTAGGATTGGTAATATCGTCTATTTGAGTAGCAGGAAGCACCAGTGCTTCATCTTCAGACTTTGCAAGTTCTTTCTTTGTTCGATGATTCGTTGCTTTTTTTTGCTTTTTGATTGCGACCGGCTCTTTTAACATACATGCATGCTCCTTTCTTGCGAAAATTCTCATATAATGTGCGAAAAATCTAACCTATGCAGATTCTCCCCCGTTGTAAGCCCTCTCTTTTGAGAATGGCATACGGGAGAGTGGGGGGTATTTACCATCGTTCTTGCGTTATTTTTTCGTTTTCTTTGTAATTAAATCTCTTATGGATCTTATTGTGACAATCAAAACATAAAGGCATAAGGTTTTGTTTCTCTACTCCGTCAACATCAATGAAGGTTTTACTTAAAGCAAGTTCAGGACGATCATGTACATAGTTAATATGATGTACTGTCTCTGCTTTTCTTATCTTCCCTTCAGCTTTACAAAGTTGACACTCATTGTGATTTTCCGTTAACACTTCGTCTTTTAAATCACACCACGCTTTTGATTTGTAGAACCTATATAGTCTATTGTCTTTTTCTAATTGCCTAATATATTCAGCAAGTTTGTAATCTTCCATCTCATATTCCTTTAATAAATGGGCAGTTGCGCATAAAGGAGTCGAATTCAAATGAAAATCTACTTAATACCCACGTTTTATAAAAAAAGAGCAGACCTGCCCACGCATCTGTTCTTTTTCTATACTAGCATAGTATCACATTTGAAACGAACGCGAGCGAACGCTAACGAACACTTTTATCTTTTTGATTGAAATATCTATAGAATTTCATTCTGCAACTATCCGAATCAGATGTCGAATAAATCTTTCTTGCTGTTTCTTTCCAACTTAGACCGTTCATAAAATGCCAGCGGATTATGATTTGAATTTCTGGATTATCAATTGTATCTACCCAATCTAAAATCCTTTTCATCTGAACCGCAATCTCGTTAACTTTATCTTCAAGCTCACGATTTAATCTCTCAATCTTGTAGAAAGCCTGCCGCGTTGGATCTCCAGGAACATTTGACTTCGTTCCTATTTGAGACAACTGCGGAGAAGAAATCGGAACATACATCTGTCTAATCTGTTCCTGAATTGCCTGCGCTTGCATTTGAAGATATCTATAGTTCTTAAGTTCTTCAATTGTAATCATGTCTTTCCCTTCTAGCTATCTTTTTTTCTACCCAACGCAAACGATCTTCCAAAACAAAGAGTTGAAATGTATTGACTTCCGCAAACTCATGTCTGCGATGTGCTTCCTTAACTCTTGCGATTTCCTTTTCTAACTCATTTCTTTTTCTTCTAAGTAGCGCAAGTTCGATTTCTTCTTTCTTAGTCATGATCATCTACACCTGCAATTCGTGTTGCTACCATAATAAACACTCCAAAGAATACTCCACATGTGAAGGATAGAATAGCAATCATCATTTATCCTCCGGCATACAGAACACAGCTGCATCATTCCAATAGCTATCACTGATTAAATCGTTCATAACTTCTTGTGCTACCGCTTTGTCTGAATATCTTCCCAACAAGCGATCTTCATTGTCTATTGTTGCACGCACTTCATATTGAAGCTTATTGTCTATTCTCTTATCAGTAATATAAAGTTTCTTAACGTTTGGATTGTAATAAATTGTGTCTTTATTTTGTGTTTGAATTGAATACATTTTTATCTCCTTTTTCTATTAGTCTGTGAGTGTAACAGAATCAGTACTATGTAACGCTCATTGCAAAGCCGTATTTTCTTAATAATGTTTATCAGTTCTGCTTTATCGTGTTTTCTTCTGTTTTTGAGTGTTACAAAAATCGAATGTTACACTCACACATATTTTTTTATTGTTTTTGACACATGCAAGAATGTAGGAATCTATCCCCATTTTTCTGTATGGTTTATTGATTCTCTAACCTCTTGAATGTCTGATGGCTCTAACATGATGTAGAGCATAGTTTCTGCTGCGCTCTCATGCATTAGCAGCTTCTGTGTTGTTAGCAGGTCGTGAGTGCTATCCCAGTACCATCTTCCATACGATTTTCTTAAGCTGTGGCATGCGACTGGATATTCAATGCCTGCTTCTTTGGCCAATTGTTTAATTACACGCCAGGCCTGTTGACGCGTTATAGGATATCCCTTTAAGCCTTGCCGAGACTCGAATATATATTCGTTCATCTGAATGTTATATCGATCTATATACTCTCTTACAGTGGCGTACACATCAGCATTCATGTTGAATTGTTGTACCTTACCAGTCTTCATTTCTTTACAAGTGTATTGGCCACCTGCAATATCTCTCGGTGTAAGTTCAATCAATGTTTCTATTCTGTTCCCTGTATTTACACCCAAGATCAGCAGAATATAGTTGCGATACCACACACGATACTTCCAGGATTCAGGAGCATGCTTATCACGATGATTTAAACAACAGCGTACCATTTCATCAAAATCACTCTTGATAAACGGTTTAACGATTTCTCTACCATGCTTATCATTAGTCTTACGTAAATAGCCTTTTGTTCGTTGCAATCGTCTAAGCTGTCTCATCTACGTAGTCAACTCCTATTCTTTCGAGTTCATTCACGCAATTCTGTTTTTTCTCATTCAGTCTTTTTTTAACAAGCTGCATTATTTCCGCAGTCAATTCTTTATCAAGCATTACCGAATCTTCATTGTGCATTAACCACCATACTTGGCCCGGCTGATAATATTCATCAATTCTGAAGATTCTATGTTCCATATCAATAATTGTATTGACGATAATACTTGCCTTTGATATGTCAGTTGATTTCATCATTCTTCTTTCCACTATCCCTTTCTGCTATTAGTTGTTTCAAAACATTTAGATCATATCCGCTTTCTATGAATTTAATTGCAATCGGTTTGTTGCATCCATTTCCAAGATATGTGTAAATATATGCAATTTCATCATCATTGAATT